GTTAATTAAATCACGCATAATAACATATTTACCGGTTTTATCTATTCTGTTTATTCATGTTGCAATGCAATAAATACTAGCATACTTTAAGGAGAATTAAATGGACTTCCAAAGTCTAGTTGAGCGTCTGCACGAAATGTTTCCTGCACAAGGAAAAAGTGATCTAGAACAATATATCGAAAGCAAAAATCCACAGACTGGTGCTGATATCGAGCATTGGCTACAACAGTGGACATATAGCAATCATAAAGATTATTTAGGATTGTAGTCGTTCAATATCATCTTCGGTACACTTTTCACCGTACTGAATTTCTACAATAGTACATGGTTTTGTAAAAGGATTAGCAAGTTGGTGCCATGCGTTAGCAGGCACACGCCATTCGTCATATTTTCCTAGGATCTTAGGAGGGTTACTGAGATCCCCAGGCAAAGCCATGTTAATCATACAAGTACCTTCAGTAACCATCCAATATTCGCTACGGTACTTATGCCGTTGCATACTTAAGGTTTGACCTGGCTGTACGACTAAAGTTTTAACTTTTGCACCTGGAATTTCATTTAAAACTGTATACGAACCCCATGCTCTTTTTACTTCAAACGAAGTCCATCTTTTTAAAATATCACTACTGCTGTTTAATTTTTTTCCGCCGCCGATACCAAATGCAAATTCAATATTGCTATCGTTGACATCCATTTCTGGAATGTTATCTGCTGTTCTATCACCACCATTAGCAAAAATTAATTTGGCCTCAGGATAGTGTGCTCTTACTTGATATATAAAATGTTTTGCTGTTTCATCTTCGTCATCAAAAGTGTATACTTCATCAACCATAGATAAATTATTAATAACACATAGCCTTTCGTTCCAAGGCATAAAAGCTCTGCCTTTTTTCTTTTCAAGCCATTCGTCGCTGTTAAGTCCTACAATTAACATATCGCCAAGTGACTTGGCTTCTTTCAAATATGCGATATGTCCAGAATGTACCGGATCAAATCCGCCAGTAGCTAAAACAATATTCATTCTTTAATTTTGTAAAAATCTTTGTCAAACCAAGTTGTTACAATTTCTTCTTGCCTTACGTATCCGTAGGTATTAATACAGTGCGCTACACTTTCATTGACAAGATTGAGATCAACAAGATCATGCCATGTTGTAGTCTGCGGATTCATTGGTGCAATATCGCTTTTATACGTAGCAGTGTATAACCACATATCATTTTCTTGTTTGTAAAAATATGCATCGCGACAATCAAACCCATTAACTGCCAACATATACATCAAATTAACAACATTGTGATTGTAATACCAACCATTGTGACTGATACTATTAAGTCTATTATATTGATAATGTACAGCTTGCGGGACTGTTAGAATAAGCATCCCATTGACATTCATCATTTCATTCCATTGACGTAATGTACCAATAGGATTAGTTACAAATTGAAAATTGTCATGACACCATACTAAGTCCACTTGTCTTGGAATAAAGCGATCTGGGTCTTCTAAATTTGCTTCTATTACCTTTACATTTTTTAAAGATGAAACTTCTTGTTTAATCTTTTTTGTATTTTGAGTGACTGCATAACATAGATAATTTCTAGGTTCTGGAGGATCATCTCTTGTCTGTAAATTAGCCCACCATTCTATGTTTGATCCGTCATCGCAGCCAAAGTCTGCAACGACTTCAAGACTATCAAGAAAAGTATCGTATTCGTAGATTAGATCTCTAATAAACTGTGTATGTGCAAAGCTTTCATGAGAATTTTTAAACAGACCCATTTTGTAATACCTCAATAACTATTTTTTCTTTTAATTTTTTTAACCTACCTTCGAGTTGATGGCATGCTTCTGCTATTTCCGATTCTGAACCCCAGTTTAGATTATGTATCAAGTTTATGGCCCATCTTCCACATACATCTTTTTCTATTTGTATATCAATAGCATTATTTTTAGGTCGTGCATTAGAGCATAGTGCCCATTCTCGTAAAATATTATTAGCGTGTTCTTTATTATCCATTATACCGCTATGTCTTCCATACCTGCCGTTCTTAATCTAACTACATGGCCTATCATAAAGTTTTTACTTTCCAGGCCTTTCATAACTCCAAGCCATTTGTTTCTAAGCAAAGCAACTTCGTTAATGATAGTTTCAAAGTCAATGACTTCGTCCTCACCATCTGTATATTTCTCAGCGTCGCGACTTGTAAGAGCTCGGGCATAAGATTCCAAGTACTTTTGAAAATGCTTTCGTCTAATCTTGCGAAGTTGTATATTAAGATATTGCAGTACAGCCTCGATCTCCTGAAGCTGGTTAAATCTGTGCTCTGTAATACCCGGTAGATTCGCAGCGGACTTTTCAACATTACCTCGTATAGATGTTTCTGTTTTTGCCTGTGCGAGTTCACCTTCATAATAATTGATAAAGGCCGGAATTTCTCCAAGATCTGCAACAACACGATTATACCACATTATTCTTCGTAATCTAGTTCGTCGTCTTCGTCGTCCAAATATTCTTCAATAGCACGTTTTGTATAACTATCAGTGCCACCAAATTCTCTAAGTTCCTTGTCGCTTAGATTGTCTACTAACATACTAACCAAGTTATCAGCAGCAGCCTGGCGTTCTTTAGCAGGAACATACTCTTTAAGAATAGTGTATGTTTCAATTAGTACTTCAGTATCTATACTCATTTTTGATCCTCGTCTATTGTGCGGTATTTAACCAAGTAATAAAATGTTTAGGAAATAAATTTAAATCCAAATTTCTTCTACTTGCATATTGTTTTAAAAATGTAACAAGATTGTTTTTTTGATTTACTTCATAATTCTGTTTAAGTGTGCTATGAATCAAATCCGGGTTAGTTCTAAAGGTTTTTTCTAATATTATTTCTTTACTTTCTTCATCTAACACGTTCAGTGACAAATAATCTGGGTCATTACAAAAATTAAGTATAATTTCGTCATCTGGATAATACTGTTCAAAAGCATCAAAGTTAAAAATTGTTAGATTTGAAACCACACTGTTAAACACAACTTTTCCATGTTCTCGTATTAAGTTTAAATTCGTTGTAAATTTTGAGAACGAATTATTATATCTAACAAACTCATAGTGCCTATCTATATTTTCTGCACTTACAACAAATTCTACATTATTGGGCATCTGATTTAGAATACGTTCTAGTCTATTAGTATCAACACCCAATCCAGTATATAATCTTATTTGATTATGTTTCAAACTTTTTACAATATCGGCTAGATTATTATGTAAAAAAGGTTCCCCACCGGTAATAAAAATTTCTTTACAATCAGTATAATGAGCAAGTTCTTCTATTATTAAATTATACGATTCATGATTGGTAATCTTTTTTTGTCCTAATCTTATAGTAATCTTATCATCGTTATTAATTTGATATCTTGGATCATCTATATAAGGACCGTTGTTTATAATATCACGTAGCCATGCTGTGCTATATTGTTTAGTACAGTATACACAAGTTAGATTACAGTCGCTACCTAGATTAATACTTAAAACTTCAGGATTTGCGTATATGTCCGTGTGACTTTTTTCATACGATTTCATATATAGCCGCCTACTTGTTTTTCCTCCACGTTCGGCTGACCAACAGCTGGCTTCGCAACTTGCAACAGGAACATCGTTTAACATATCCGTTCTTTCTTGCAACAACACAGGAGCGTTAAACAACTTTCCTGGATTATTTTTTATCCAATTTAAGTCAATTTTGTGAGGATAGGCAGCACAACATGATTGTATCTGCCTTCTCTCTGGTTCAACAGTTAACCACCAAAACTTCTGTGAGCAATAATTATTCACTATCTTCTGTTAAAGGCTCATTTACTGTCTGGTGTGGATTTTTAGCATAGTCTTCCATTACTTTATCTAAACTGCTATCTTCGTTACGTTCCCAGGCCTTACGGAACTGTTTGATCACGGTGCCATTTGCTAGGGTATATTTTAGACTGTTGCCTTCTTTTTGCAACAACCCTTTACCTTCAAACATGTCAACTAAGCCCGAATATGGGTTCATGCCAGATTCATATGGAATCTTAACCTGTACACTTTCAAATGGCTTGGCGTAGCGTGTTTTCATGATCTTGCAGGCTGCACGAATGCCTTTAACTTCGCTAATCTTGTTGCCATCTTCGTCTTCTTTGAGTTTGAGTTTCCTCATTGCAACAACAATTGAGCTGGCATAGATAAAGCCTTGTCCACCCGAGATCTTGTCATCTGGGTCAAACATGTCTTGACTTGCGTATGTATGATTAGTAGCTACCAGGCCGATATTCAAACTACCAAACATGTTTACACAATTACGAACAAGTGCCGTCAGTGCTTTGGGCTTACGACCCATATCACCTTTTAGATCACCTGCTTCAAATTGGTTTACATCAGTTGGTGTTAGCAACATACCTAGACTGTCTAACACGATTAAGACTTTGGGACGCTGGTCCTCGGGTAATGTTTTGTATTCCTTAACAAACTCGGTAATCATTTTGGCAACATCATCAATCATTGCCATATTAAGTTTAAGTAGTTTGTCCTCAGAAGTATCCACTCCGAGTGCGTGTAACCAAGCTTCGTCAAGAGCATTTTCGGTATCAATGAGTATAACATAGATACCTTGTTGTTGAGCGTTCTTGACAAGATTTCCTGAGCAGATAAAGGATTTACCCGCACCAGATTCACCAGCGAATACAGTAACTTTTCCCATAGGAATACCCTTGTTAAAATCGCCAGAAATGAGATAGTTAAGAGCGTAGTTGTTGGTTGAGATCCAATCTGTTGGATCGTTAAATCCAACGCTGATACCGTCAATACTTTTTGTAATACTTTTACGAAATTTTGATACATCAAAGGGTTTGGTTGCCATAATGTTTTTCCTTTATAAATTGATAAATTTTGTTTGCAAAATGTTTATGTTGCTCTGGGCCTGGGTGTAATTGATCTCGTGCATAATCAATAAATTTGACAATATAACCTTGTCTTATTCCTTCAACTAAGTCTAAAAAATTAGGATGAGATTTTAATAGACTTGATATCCAATTTAGGTCTAGCATGTTTATTATATAAAGATCTGCTCCGACTTTGTTACAAAAATTTATTACTTGATAAATTGATCTTAAACAAAATAGTGTTTGTGTTTCACTTTCAAAATAATCAACAGTCCAATATTTCTGTTTACATTCGTCTTCATAAGAAATAAAAGTGTTACTTACCATGTTCCAATTTTTAGAATATTCTATTCTCGCAACGTTGGTTAACCCCCAAACTACAATATCACCGGACCTTATATCAGATCTTAAAATTTGATCTGCACTCCACCATATTGAAGTACCACCTTTTGACAAATTTAAAACTTCTCTTTGAAGCTGCTGCCCAAGCTGATATCTCCAAGTATCTTCTTCATCAACATCTAGTGCTTCGGTAATGCTGCAACCGGCTGTCCATAATACTGGCTTATCTTTCCTTGTTGTTACTTTTAAAAAGTTAGTATCAATATCAATCAACTTAGAGTTTGTTTTCTTTTGTAGTGCGTTTAACAATCTTCCGTACATTGGAAAATTGTTGTTATTATAACGTAAAAAATCAAAATCTACTAGTCTAACAACGTCTGCATTAGTTACAGCCGTATCTATATTTGTATATCCTAAATCTTCTGGTGTTGTTTTACAATCAATATCGCTATTTGAATTAAGTACTTGCTGTAAATTTGATTCATTGAGCCATTGGCAATTATAGTTTTTCCAATTGTAATATTGATGGCTTATGTATAGCGTTTTAATTGACATACTTGTATAAATTTGCAAAAATTTTTTTACTGTCTAAGCCTCGTCGTTGATCTAAAATTCCAATTTTGTTAATAGATTCCGCTAAATTCTTCTCAAAAGGTTTAGTAATATATTGGCTCATGTTACGGTATCCGTTTTCTAATAGAAAACCTGGACCAGAATCTATTCTGCTTTGAAGTTCTGTCATAACAGAGTGTAACACATCTTGTGGCAAGTGTCTAATGTTTAGATATTCTGGTTCTAATAGAGGCTGTATAATAAAGCTATTAGGATGGAATCCTCGGGCTTGTAACCAATCAATACATTTAAAAATTGATTTATAGTTTAACAAAAAGTGCAGCATGTTAAATGAAATCTTATGGCCAATACTTTGAATTTGGGTCAGATTGTCAACAAAATCTAACCAACGACCTCCATATCTAATGTATTCATATTCATCTTCTATTGACTCTACACTTACGGTCCAATGTACATTTTTAAACTCGCAAATTTTTTCAAAAATTTTAGTATCTGCCTTACTTAGATTTGTGTTTATTCTAAGATTTACGTTAGGATTTTCTTGTGATAACAATTCAAGTAACCGCAAATTTTCCTTCATTAATAAAGGTTCTCCCCCGGCTAGATACACATGTTTTAGCTGGCTTAGATTTTTGTAAATATATTCTGCAAATTTTGTCTTACTGTTTTCATTTGGAGTAGTAATTTTTAATTTAAGTTCATTCTCCCATCTACTACTGAAATCCGGGCTACAGTATACACAGGCAAAATTACATAAGTTAGACCATCTGACATCTATTTTTTGTAGATTGAAATTAGTGGGTTCAGAATATAGACTAAGTGGAACAGATTTTAATTCGCGCAAATAAAATATTCTATCACTGATAATTTCAAAACTCTTTTTTTCTTTGTCTAATTCATAACAAGGATTACATCTAGATCCAGGCTTATTTGCTAACATATTTTCTTTAGTAGAAGTATTTTCTTTGCCTGACAAAATATCTTCAATATTATTTTTTTGAATATTTCCAATTGGTTCGCTACTTCGTATACAATTCTTAACGTTACCGTCAAAATTGTACATTAACCCTGTCCACGGTATTGGGCAAAAGTTTTTATTAGTGAGATATTCTTTTTCGTTCATGGATAATTTACCACCAAAGACAGTTCTGCTACTTCTAGATCTAGTCCACTGTCTAATATATCAACTATTTTTTGTGCCCAAACATTAACATCAGCATAGGGCCTTGGGCTTGCCTGCCCCGGTTGTGTAGCCACTGCCCCTGGTTTTATTAACGTAAGTTTTGGCCAGTTGTGATTTGATCGTAGTTGCTTAATAGCTTCTTCTAATGCAATTTTTTGAACATAGTATTCGGTCATTTCAAGACCAGGTAAACTACTAACTGGTTCAGCTGTCATAAACGTGCTAATGTTTATAATTTTTTTATTTTCAATTCCTTGCCATTCTTTGTATAATGAAAACAATAATTCTGTTTGAGCGAAGCCAGCTTGAGCGTTATTTATAAAGATATCGCAATCTTTAATCATACCTATGATTTTTGGTATGTTACGTATATTGTATCCATTCCGTCGGCTAAGGCCAACAACATCATGCCCTTGACTTTCGTAAATTTTAAATAAAGCCTGACCAATGCCAGCAGAGTGTCCTGTGATTGCTATTCTAGCCATTTGATGGGTTCATTATGAAAAGTAAAGCTTGCTACTAATCGTGGTAATTTAGTTTTTTTAAGTCTATCTACACTATGTGCTATTTGAGAATTAAAAACAATTGGCAATTTCATATCATGTAATTCTGCAATAACATTTTCTCCGTCATACCAACGATTGGCCCAGCCTGCAGTATTTCGTACTGGAAAGTTTATTTTTGCAACAATAGGTAATTCATCAATATGTTTTGGTAAATGACCACTTTTAGTAACAATAGTTATAGCTGCATGCCTTGGTATCAATTTCTTTTTTCTAAAAAAATCTAATAATGCAGGTGACGAGTTTAAAAGTTCCATGCAGTTTATAAAATGCCAGCCATACTTTTTTGTCTGTAATATTTCAGTTTTGTTTTTGATAAACGCATAAATTTCTTCAGCTATTATTTCTATATTATCACACTGAAGCTCAACATAACATTTCATAAACTGCGTAACTCCTCTTGTTTGTTAATAAATTCATTCAACTTATCTTGATTATTTTTTTCAACTGCAACAATATTAGGGAATAAAGAAGCATACGGAAGTGTACGATCGTTTTTATACTTTACGTTTAAGGGATCTGGGTTATGTAAAAAAGCGTAAGAATGATCAATCTTATGTTTAGCGGTAAATTGTTTTATAGCTATAAAATTATGAATATTTAATGCACTTACCGTAGTCCATGTATTAAGATCAAGCCCTGGAATATTTCTATAATACATTAAGTTATCTAAAAATTTATCCCATTTAATTGGCCATCTCACGTAGTCATGAACGTCTTCAATACCATCTAAGCTGACTGTCACAGTTACTTTAATACCTCGTGCAAGTAAATCTTCGACTTCGTTAATAAACAAAGAACAATTTGTGTTTATTCTAATTGACTGCACATTTTCAGGAGGATTGGCTAACAAATAACGATAGTTTTTGCTTGCGCTAGGTTCGCCACCATTTATATCCAAGTGAACTATTCTATATGTTGGCAAATTCCAAAAACGATTTGAATTATCAACTATAGGATATACTCTAGATTTTAAACTGCCAATTTTTGTGCTATGATGTTCGTCGCAGGTAAAACAACCACTATTACAAATATTATCTAACACTCCTCCTACTACTAGATAATCTGGCCTAGTCTGTTGTTGATGAAATTTAACAGCGTTTAGTCTAATACTTGTGCCATTAATACGTTCAGTTTCAACGCACCTGACGCATTCTCGTGGAGCGAGTTGTATCCTTACACGTTCTAACCATTCACTGGTTTCCATTTCTTGTAAAGTATTGAACTGTGGAGGATCTACCATATGCCCACAACGACTAACGGTTCCATTTGGATTAAATCTAACAAAATGATTTAATCTAGGACATTGCATAGATCTATGCTCCGTTGAATAACTTCATTATAAACTTCAGGATATTGATGTTTTACAGTTTCAACAATAAATTTAAAAGTTACAGTCTTGCCCAATAGATCTTCAGTTAATACTTTATCAATTGACAAATAGAAATGTAGTTTTTCTGAGCCGAGGATTTCATCTAATAGAGGATCCTCGCTTTGATTAGATTTTAAACTAGTGATTTCCGACAGTGTATCTATTGAATTTATTCTAATTTTGGCACGAGTAAATCGTTGTAAATTTACAAGCCAATGAAATTGAGGACAAAAATGCCTGTTTAAAAAGAGATAATTGTTAATAAAATACAAAACAGTTTCTGAATTAAGATTTCTGTTATGCCGTAAAAAGGTATTTACGCCCGTGACAAAACGATCGTAGGGATTTCTAACATAGATATCTATAACAGAAATATTTTTTAACTCATCATTGTCCAAGAGTCTGAATCCTGAGTTATACAAACTACTACTACCGTTTTTGTATATAGGATAGACATATCGTTGTGATGGTACTATTTCTAGCACATCACAACGATCTGGAAATATGATGTTATCTAATTGCGATAACATCCGACACCTTATTGTTTGCTACGGTTCCTAATCATAGCCAAGATATCCTCAGCTCGTTGACTAGAAGGTTTGGCAGCAGCGGCTTGCACTGGTGCAGTAGCAACAGGAGCATCGTCCTCTTCATCTGCATCAAACGGCGCAGCGGATTGCGTTGGTGCAGGTGTGGACTTTGCCACAGGAGCAGGTGAATCTACTTCGTCGCCGCCTCGACCTTGAAATCCACTAGGCTTGTAGTACTGGCTCCAGCGATCAGGATCATATGCTTGACCATCTACACTTGCTTCAAACATTTCCTTAAGAACTTTGAGTTCTACTTCACCTGGACGCTTAGGCAAGAAGTCGCTCAAATTATAAAGACCAAAACTATCAATAGC